TGTGGCTGGTAGAGATAAGGATAGCAAGATGTGTAACCTCAAAACGGAGTGCCTATGAACGAACTGATAACGCCACATAACGTTGGAGTGAAGAACGCATTGGAGAACATGAAGGAGGTGCTTGCCCTATATAAGAAAGTGATAGGTAACTATCGCCCATTGCTTGATGGTGAACGCTACCTGACAGACAGAGAGGTGGCGCAGATCCTGAAAGTCAGCAGACGGACACTACAGGAATACCGAAATAACGGTGTGCTATCTTATATACTATTAGGTGGCAAGGTTCTTTATCGTGAGAGTGATTTAGAAAAGATTCAGGAAAGTTGCTATCATCCGGCTTATAAACGATAAGGAAAAAGAAAGAGCCGTTAGTGGTTAGTGTGCTGAGGGGATATAACGCAGAAAGACGGATGACAGACTTCGCTAATCATTCGTCTTTCTGCTTTGATGTTTTTGAGACGCAGTACTCTATACCATCTTAATGTCTCTGAATGATGCGTTGAGCTTATTGCCAAGCATCGTCAGGTCGTTGTCGAGTTTCTGGCTCGTGATTTTGGCGTAAATCTGTGTGGTTACGATATTGGTGTGTCCCAATACTCGGCTTACACTCTCAATGGGCATGCCCTTTGAAAGCGCCAAGGTGGCGAATGAGTGCCGTCCACAATGGTAGGATATGGCTTTCTCTATGCCGCAGGCTGTCATGACCGTTTTCAGCTTCTTGCACATCGACCAGTAGTTCATCTTACCGAACACCAGTTTGTCTTCCTGTAGGTGCTTGTAGCGGTCGATAACCTGCAAGGGTACGTCCATCAGCTTCACCTGGAAGGGGATGTTGGTCTTGTGTCGCTTGCTGATGATCCACTTGTCGCCGTTGATGTCCACGATGTTGTCCGTCGTCAGGTTCTTCACGTCGATGAACGAGAGGGCGGTGAAGCATACGAATACAAAAATGTCACGTACGAAGGCCAAATTGTCGTCCTCGAACTCATGGGTTACGACGGTCTTCAGTTCTTCCTCGGTCAGGAACTCCCTTTCCTTGCAGTTCGGACTGATGTGGAACTGTGCGAATGGGTTACGGGGAATCTTGCCATTGTAATGCGCTCTCAATACAACGCCTTTCAGCCACATACACCTCTGCCAGATAGTGCCGTTAGCCAATCCTCGGTCTGTACTGAGATAGGCGGCAAAGTCCTTGATAAACTCAGGCGTCAGTTCCAGCATCGACATATCCTTGCGACGGTAGTGCGACTGGATGAAGTCTGCCACATCCTTCCGCGAACGCTCCATAGCCCAAAGAGTGCTTGCCGACCTGTCCTTACCAACGCGCTTCTTCTGGTTGGCAATGTCCTTGTCGAAAGCACTCAGCAGCGTCTCATACTCGCTACCAAATCCTTGATAGGAATTGCGCACCATCTCAGCAGTCACAAAAGCCTCACGGTCAGAAAGATGTTGATAATGTTTGATAATCAGTGCTTTGATGTTATCCAGTTCGCGGTTGATCTGCAAAGCCTCCTTACTGCGGCCTTTGGCACAATTCCCCTTTACATCCCACATGCCAAGCGGAATCGTCTTCTTACAACCGAACTGGCTCTGAGTTCCGTTAATCGTAACCCTGCCCATCACAGGCACAACACCGTTCTTCTCCTTACTCTTGTTCACATAGAACAGAATGTTAAAAGTACTTCTCATGTTTCTTACTCCTTTTTTAATTTTGGCTGCAAAACTACTATTTCTTTTGGCGTCCATCGCTATGCAAAATGTAGCAGTTTGCGGAATAAGAACGGGTTACGATTTGGCAACCTAACTCCTTCAGCATTCCTCCCTAATTTGCTTTTAGTCCAAATTTGAACTTCCCCGTTCTTCCCCGTCTTGCCTTTATTACAGGCCGAATTGCGTTAATCTACTAAAATCGCTTCGCTTTTACAACCTTTTTAAGAATATAAAGTCTCTATAAAAAATTAGATTCTTAAACTCTTTGCATCCTAAAAAACTTTGCGTCTTTGCGTTCTTTGCGTGAGATTTTACATCTACTACTCTGTAACTTGCCTTTTCGACGCAACTATGCCGGAAAAATATCTTGGATAAAAAAATTCTCGCAAAGTACGCTAAGACGCAAAGTCATTAAGAATATGAAGCCTCTAAAAAAGAGATTCTTCTGTCTTCAGAAAATAACAGATATTCTTAAACTCTTTGCATCCTAAAAAACTTTGCGTCTTTGCGTTCTTTGCGTGAGATTTGATACTCTTGAACTCTTCGCGCACTAAAAAACTTGGCGCCTTTGCATTCTTTGCGAGAATTTTTGACATGAACGGCTCTGTAATTAGCGAATTTGTCGCAGCTGTGCAGGAATGACTTAAATTCGCGAATTTTGCAGCAGTTTATATCTACTTGATTATCAACAGGTTACACCATGTGATTTTAACCAATTGGAAAACGGGTGGCAAAACCCAAGCTCCTAGGGGTCGAAACCTTAGAGTTTACTCGATAAGACCTATGACTTTACGAGATAAACCCTAAGGTTTTACACCCTAGGAGCTTGGGTTTTGCCGGAGGCGGGCGTAAACTGTTGTCGACAGATACCAAATGAGCTGACCAAAAGTTGAATATTTTGAGCTAGATGACGATTTTTCGCGACCCTGTTTTTTGTCAAATGATTTAACAAAATACCAGTGTGGAAAATCTCATGCTAAAAAAATCTCACAAAGAGCGCTAAGACGCAAAGATATTAAAGAGTATGAAGCCTCTACAAAAAAAAGATTCTTAAATTCTTTGCATCCTAAAAAACTTTGCGGCTTTGCGTACTTTGCGTGAGATTTTACATCAACTACTCTGTAACTTACCTATTCGACGCAACTATGCCGGAAAAATATCTTGGACAAAAAAAATTCTCGCAAAGAGCGCTAAGACGCAAAGTCATTAAGAATATGAAGCCTATAAAAAATAGATCCGTATGTATCTAGAAAATAATACCATTATCACAGCCAAAGTGGTTGCTGTCTCCAGTCTCTTGGAAAGCCCATCTGCTTTAGACTTACACTTGGATAAGCATCGATAAGTCTCAACAACTTCTCTTTGATTTGACTATTGGGTGTAATGCTTTGCTCCAAATATAATAGCGTACATAGTTGGGCATATAGTTTCATTGGACGGACATACTGCACATCCACCCAATTAAGGGGAAGTCTTTGCGGCATTTGTGGCATTGTAGGGTAACGGCGATTCCATGTACGAGCATGATGAGCACAACAGTTTCTAAGTACGGTGATACTACGCATCCAACTTTCCATATAACGGTATTGGGGAAGTCCGAAACTCTTGGCAACCATCTTCTTTACCTCCACATCCTTCATGTTACCATACAACTTAGAGAGCGTACCAAACGATACAACTTCCAAAGTTTTCCATACTGGTGGCATAGACGGAGTGTCGTATTTGATAAAATGCTCTTGCAGGAACTCTTCTTTTGAGCGATCCAATTCTACCTGAATGTTGTCAAGACAAGTCTGATAGATACTATAGTTATTAAACTTAGTTGCATCCATAAACCAGAATGCCCCATGAACCAAAGAAAAAAAATGTATAATTCTTGTCCGAAGTGCGACTTCTATATCTTGTATGGCTGTAAAAATGATGGAACGAAGTTCTTTGTCAAATGCGTATAACGAAATTACATCTTCGAGTTGAGTTCCAGGAACAAGTCGGTGTGTAACATCATCAGTTTCAAAAACTTTCCAATAGTTTGCCAAACGGAAATAGCTGATAGACTCTAATTGTCTAAGAGCGGCATTCTCGTTATTGACAATCATCCCACGCTGCTTCAGCAAAGCCAACTGTTCTGGTATGTCTATGGGCTGTTTGCTGTATCTCATAACTATTAAAATGACGAAGTCCCGCCGTGGTACGCATTGTTAAGAGGCGTGGCGGGAACTGTTGTTGCAAAGGTAAAAATATATTTCCGATTATCCAAACTTTTATAGTTTAAAGTGCATTTCGAGCATCAAAAACGACATTTCCCGACTTGTTTTGAAAATTAAATGATCACATAGGGAAAGTTGTTGCAAGGATACAAATTATTGATCATTTTATTTTCATTTTAAGGCTAAAAATGCCTTTTTTGATCGGTTTATTTGGACTTAAAAGGCCGAAAAAAGCAACATGGAAAATCTCGGCGATTCATCCATGCTGCTTATTTTTCAATTAGTTACGCTAAATCAGCGCGTAATTAAATGATCAATACTCATCCTCATTGAAAGAAATTCTCGCAAAG